GTCCTATTTATAAATCGTTTGTTGACCCAGGCGGAAGAACGTCAGAATCAATTGTCGTAGAAATTGCTAAATACCTTGACTCTCTGAGAACAAGGTATGGGTGCGCAATGTGGCTTGAGCATCATGCACCCCTTGGTTCCACTTTGGCCACGAGAGAACTACGACCATTCGGAAGCGCAGTTTGGTCCCGTTGGCCAGAGTTTGGTATCTCCCTCCAGCCAGACCCGACAGCTCCGGAACCATACGTGTACGACGTTCGCCATTTTCGTGGGGCTCGCGACGAGCGTCAATGGCCTCTAAAAATCAAACGTGGAACAACATTCCCGTTCCAGGTCATCGAGTTTATGAAAGTTGGCAAATAGTTTACTAAGATGGTTAAATGAGCGAAGAAAAAGGAAACAAGATTGCTTCACGCGAATTCCTTAGCGAGCGCGACCTAAGAATCTTTAAACTTCGCCAAGCCGGTACTTCAACAACAGAAATTGCCAGAAGGTTTGGTATATCCACTGGAGCAGTTTCTAAATCCATTCAGCGGCAACTAGAGAAAATGAACAAAGAGACCCTCATGGCATACCCAGAGGTTCTTCGCTTGGAACTAGAGAGGCTCGACAATCTTCAGCAGGCGATTTGGCCGATGACACAGCATCGCCGTGAAGTTTTACCCGACGGAACTGAAGTGCAACTTGAACCTGACCTGAAAGCCATACAGCAAGTTCTTTCGATTATGGACAGAAGAACAAAGCTGCTCGGTATGGACCAGATGAACATCAATGTCCAAATGGATGTAGCGACTAAGCAAACAGAAACAATCAAGGCAACACTTGCTGGCTCGGAGCAGATGAAACAAGTAGGGCCAAAATTCGACCCAGAAGCAGAGGCCAGACAATTGCTTGCGCTCATGGGTTCTTCCGGTGTTCTCCCAGAAGAAACAGTCCAGCGCATACTGAGTGAAAAAGACATTATCGATGCCGAAATAGTCGAGGATTCTCAATTTATAGAAATAGAAGCAACAACATCAGAGGAAATCGAAAATGCAGAAGAAGACGCAGCCGAATAACGACAATCTTGGCGCAGCTATGAAAAAGGTTTCCGAATCAACAAGCTTGACTGTTTCTCCAATTGAAAAAACAGAAGAGGGACCTGCAGGAACGTCTGTTCTTATACGCACCACGGAAGAAAATCGAGAAAGATGGAGAAAGGCTGCAGAAGTTCAAGGGCAAACAATGTCTGCATGGATTAGAGACATCCTCAATGCCCGGGCAACAGAACTTCTTGAGTGTCAACACCCGCTTAATATGATGAAACTCTACCCCTGGGCGAAAATTTGCACAAAATGCAATACCAGGCTGAAATAAACATCAAACCCTGTAAATAGGGTTTCTATCGTATTATTTATTGCGTGGCAATAGAACGAGAATTTAAATCACTTGACACCTCCCCAGCATGGGTCCAGGATGTAGTCGATAGTTTTGTGGAAAATGCTCCAGACTTCAATGTCATGGGTAAAGCCGCAAAAATGTCATACACCAAACCAGAATTGCGTGAGCGAATCAAAAACAGAATTATGGCTGGCAGCAAGGGTGGTAATCCTGGTCAATGGTCTGCACGCAAGGCGCAATTACTTGCAGCAGAGTATCGTAAAGCTGGTGGTGGTTACAGAGGCGGACTAGGCAAGACTCAGCGCTCTCTCAAGAAGTGGACACGTGAAAAGTGGACAACAAGCGATGGCAAAAAAGCAAATAGGCCAGGTGGGATGCGTAGGTACTTGCCGGCTGCAGCATGGGCAAGATTGACTCCGGCACAAAGAAGGGCAACCAATAGAAAAAAGATTCTTGGTTCTAGAAGCGGTAGACAGTTTGTAGCGAATACCGATAAAGCCAAGAATGCCGGAAGGGCTGTAAGAAAGTCATAGAATAATGCCGCGGTTTAATGAAGAAGATGAAGAGCTCATCGGACTAGTAAAAGAGTACGAAAAATATGCGAAGACCTCGCATGGGGATGTAGAGGATTTTGACGAATGGCTGGAAATGGAATATGGAAAGTCAAAGTCAAAAGTGATGAAGCCATCAAAAAAGAATCGAAACCCAATGAAGGGTGCGACGGATTAGGTTTTCGTTTGCGTTTTAAAACCGGCGAATACGCAAAAGACGCCGATTCAGATTTATCCGAACCGACGTCTTGTTGCGATGAGTGGAAGTGACTAGCGAGACTCTCGCTTAAGTCCATCCATTTCTTTTTCAACGAGTTGGTCATACTCGTCGGCGTGGCGGTGCTGAAGAACAAGACCTGCGCGTCGGCGTGCTTCCTGACGCATCGCAGTTACCTTCTTGCGCTCTTGACGTTCTTTTTCGCTAAGTCGAGGACGACCGCGGTGAAGACCTTTTGTTTTAAGAGTTTTGTATTCGGACATTTAATAACCCCCTATTGGGTAAGTGTTTGTAGGTGGATTTGATAATAGCCACATTTTTCAAAACCGACAACCTCTGACCAAATTTTTTTTGCTAGTTTATAGAAATGAGCATGCTTGAAAAACACCTAAAAGAACTGGCGGAACTTGCGGTTTCAGAACCCAAAACCGCACTTTCGGTCCAGGAAGTAATTGACATCCTGCTGGACATAAAGACCGATAGTACACAAAATGAGTTTCCAATAGATGGGGATGAGTTGGCTAGATACTTCCGTAGAAACAACAAAACCCCCGTCCCCATGTCACGGCATGAGATTAACGAGGGTCTTGCTTAAAGGCTTAGAGGCCTAAATCAGAAGGGTTCACCTTCATCTGCGCCGACGCCAACTGGCTGACGCGAAGTTGCTGGCTTCTGACGGCGAGCTGCTGGTGCAGAGCCCTCCTGGCCACCTTCTTGCTTCGTGCGGCGAGTCACTGCCTCAATTGCGCGGGTATTGATTCCGACTTCATCGGCAATTACCTCGACAGTTGAGCGCTTCTGACCGGTTTCCTTGTCGTCCCAAGTGCGCTGTTCGAGTCGACCGGTGACAATGACGCCGATTCCCTTCTGAAGGGTCTTGGCTGCATTCTCCGCGGTGTAACGCCATGCCGTGATGTTGAAGAAAGAAACTTTCTCCTGCTTCTCTCCGGCCTGGTCGTACCAGACGTAGTTTGAGGCTACTGAAAACGTCAGGCGTGCCTGACCGCTTGTGGTGAAAGTGAGTTCCGGGTCTGCTGTCACATTCCCGACAATCACTACTGGTGCTGGGTTCATATCTCTCCTTACGGTTTAATCTCCTAGGCCAAGTCGGCTTCGGTTCATAAACCATATCACCTACTGCTAGGGTATGTGAACATGAGCGCATCAAAAGAAGAAATCAAATTGAAACTTATTGAGCACATCGGCGAACTGCTGAACTTCTTCTACATTGAAGACGGCATGAGCGAAGATGAAATTGAGGATACATCGATACAGTCGGCAACCCTTGCAGGCATAATCGTAGACTCTCTGGGGGCTGAAATTAAAGAAATTTTTTCAGAAAATGAATTTGCTTTAAGACTTAAACTCAACGACGTAGAATCCTTTATTCAAGCCATTTTGAGCAAAAATTTGGTTGATGATTAAATAAAAATGTAAAGTATTAAGACACCAAAAGTAGTTGCCCCCGTCATAATTTGGTAATATAGAAGAGTCCGAAGTGACACACATAGGCAGGTTAGTTACTAAGACCTGTTGCCCTATCCGCTAGCACAGGAGACAAAAAGTTGAACGCAATTTTGGGATATGGAATTTCTTTACTCTTTTTCATGACGGGTGTTTTAATCCCGATGAACTCCAGCGAGGCGAGCGCTCCATCAGAGCCAGCGGTAACTGTGGAAATCACCGTGGAAAACCCAGTCTGGGCAGAGAGCCAGGGAATCAGGGAGACAGAGCCCCCGTTCCGAGCAAAAAAGGCACTTCCCCAGCTACCGCCAGTAAAAACCGACCACAGAGGTAAGAGGCAAGAAGTTCCACAGGACCCCAACAAGCGTTGCCCAAGACTTGAGCCAATATTCGAGGCGTACGGTCTTTATCCAGTCCAGACATGGTCCTACATTGCATGGAGAGAATCTGGTTGTAGGCCTAAGGCGCAAAATGCCACTTGGGACGCCGCAGGAAACATGACGTATGCCCTGAATAAAGATGGTTCATACGACACTGGTCTTCTTCAGATAAATTCTGGATGGTATTCAGCAACCAAAGAGGTTTGCGGAGAAGATGCCGTACAAAACCGCATGCAGGGCCTTAAAACAATTCACTGCAACCTGATGATGGCTCGCTACATCATGAACAATAGTCAGGGCGGGCTGTCTAACTGGAGAATGTAAGCAATAGTTGCTGACCAATTAAACAGCAAGTAGCCTGCTATGCATGCAAGAATCTTTTGACATACCAGCAAGACAGTTTGACTTCGATAAAGACCTTGCTTATGGTCAAAAAGGCGAATCTCTAGTCGATAGTTTTCTTGACGCATTGTCAGGCGGTTCATTCGAAGTAAAAAGCGACCGCTATCGTAATGGTCGAATGGTTGTAGAGACAAATCAGAATCCGTGGGCCAGGAAGGATGGTTCCGGCAATCCAATATGGGTTGATAGTGGAATAAACGTAACTACGGCAAAGTGGTGGGTTTATGTTTTCTCCATGGATGAGGCTTTTGTGATTATTGAGGTCGCCAGGTTGAAAAGGTATCTGCGGGCCAATAGCGAAAAATTCAATAAATCCACGAAAATAAACCTCGGAGGCCCTAAAAATCCGGCAAAAGGGTTTTTGATAATGCCCGAAGATGTGATTGACATGATGACCAACCAGGCGTACGATTCATAGATATGACAGACGAGCAAAGCACTGAGGTTCTTCCAGAGGAAATCCCCCTAGGGCAGTCTGGGGAAAACGAGTCGCTCATTATTGTTCTAGATGAGCTCCAGAAGAGTCCTAGTCAGTTTGCCCAGACCATTATCAACGAAATTAAAGCCCTTCAATCAAGGTACGTTCTTCTTCGTCTCGACAGAGATAACTGGAGGAAGGACTATGAAGCCGAGAGGTTGCTTTCCGATAAATTACATGACTGTCTTTACGCATTCAAGATTGATACAGCCGGAGATTTTGAGGAAGCAAAGAAGCGTGAAATAGTCTTGCATGAATATTCTCTGAAAAGACGCGGACTACTATGACAAGCAAGCGTGTTCGCAAAATAATCAACTTGGAACGGACCGACCTAGGGCAACAGAATAGTTTCGAGTATTACGAATATGTGGAAGACAAGGAATCTGACGAAGACCTTGTTGCAGAAGAAAAAAACAAGTAGATTTAAAACACACAAACAAGGGACAAATTAATGAAACTGAAACTTGCCGCTTCTACTGCAATCGTCTTGGCGTTAGCTGGGTGTGGACAAAAAGAAACCATCCGAGAGGTACTCGTGACCACTCCACCAGCCACGGAAGCACCAGCGCCAGAGCTGAACAAGTTTGACCAGTACCTTGAAATGCTCTACAACGAGTCAGCGCAGGCCAGGTCTTGGACAGAGTCTGACTTGCTTGAACTTGGAACAACCGTTTGTGAGGTTTTTGATACCGGTGGAACAATTGAAGGCGTGATTAAAATTTTCTCAAATAATTCCACTGGTGCATACGATGACGAACTGTACTCAGCAGTAATTGCCGGTTCGGTATTATTCCTTTGCCCAGAATGGGCTGCTTACGTGCAGAGCCAGCTCAACTAATGAAACGAATACAGGGTCGAATAGCGGCTTGACCGCGCTCGCCCCTGTATCGGCTCACTCTTATAAGGTGTAGAAACCGTAGCGGTGACACGCTGGTTCGAATCCAGCCAGGGGCACTACAGTTTTACTATGCACATTCTTGGAATAAATCAGTTCTCTCATGATGCTGCTGCAGCAGTTCTAAAAAACGGTCAGGTGCTTTTTGCTGCTCACGAAGAGCGATATTCAAAGCAAAAGAACGACTGGTATTTAGGCTCAGAAATAGTTCAGGAAGCGCTGTCCTATGGACAGCCGGACTTGATTGCGTACTATGAAAAACCAATGCTGAAAAACATTAGACACCGACTATTCGGTGGACACTATTCGAGCTATCAAAAACTTGATTTAGGAATTAAAACAAAAACAGTTAAGCACCACAAATCGCACGCCGCAGCTGGTTATTACACAAGCAAATTTGACAAAGCACTTGTAATCGTTGTCGATTCTATTGGGGAGTTTGAAACAGCAACGGCCTGGGTTGGCCATGGGGATGTGCTCAGGCAAATTTACAGCATGAAATATCCAGTTAGTTTTGGTTTATTTTATTCCGCTTTCACCGAATCAATTGGGTTTAAACCAAATGAGGAAGAGTACATAATGATGGGCCTTTCCGCATACGGGGATAAAGAGCGATATTTAAATCAGATTGAATCACTGTTTCCGAAATGGAACACGCAAAAACACAATTTTCACTATGGCGTAAATCTTGAAGACATCGGGATACAAAATCCGTCAGATAAAGACATTGCTGCAGCAGTTCAGTTTGTTTTTGAAAAACGAATATTCGAATTCATATCTGCAATGCAAAATGCGACAAATATATACGA